GTCGTGCTTCAGCTATCTTGGGTACATTGCAGGCAGGATATACTGACTTCAAATTCTTGCCAGAAACTACTCAGAAAATCTTTGAACGTGAAGCATTGATTGGTGCCTCGATTACTGGTTGGATGAATAGTCCTGATATCTTGTTTGATGAAAAGATTCTTGAAAGGGGTGCATCAATCATTAAGGAAGTGAATAAAGAACTTGCTGCGTTGATTGGTATTAATCCTGCTGCCAGAACCACTTGCGTGAAGCCATCTGGTAATGCCTCGGTTCTATTGAAAACAGCATCTGGTATTCATGCTGAACACTCTGCTCGTTATTTGAGAAATGTACAGATCACCAAAGACTCTGAAGTTGGTGCGTTGATCAAACGAACTAATCCGCATATGGTTGAAGATTCTGTATGGTCATCAACAAATTCTGATTATGTCATCTCATTTCCAATCGTACCAAATGAAGGCTCAATCTTCAAAAATGACTTGTTGGGTGTTGATCACTTAGCTAAGGTAGCTGCAGTCCAGAAGCATTGGATTGAGGCGGGAACAGATGTTGATTTGTGTGCAGATGAAGGTCTACGACATAATGTATCCAATACGATTATTGTTGATGACTGGGATGAAGTAGAAGAGTATGTATTTGAGAATCGTTATAGCTTCTCTGGCATTTCCTTCTTGTCAATGACAGGCGATCGCGATTACAACCAAGCTCCAAATACTGCGGTTTATACTGCTGAAGAGATGGTTGAGAAGTATGGCGATGGTGCTATCTTTGCGAGCGGATTGGTGGTAGATGGCCTATCAGTATTCAGTAATCTCTGGGCTGCTTGTTCTACAGCAGTAGGCATGGGTGATGACATTTCACTTGAAAGTTCTGAGAATGCTAAGAAATCTGATTGGGTTCGCCGGTTCAATAGGTTCGCTGATAACTACATGAATGGCGATAAGAAAATGACCGAGCTATGCCTCAAAGATGCTTATATCCTACATAAGTGGAAGAAGATTATTGCAAATCAAAAGCCAATTAATTGGGTTGAGGAATTGCATGATAAGAAATTTATTGACGTAGATACATTAGGATCATCGGCATGTGCTGGTGGTAATTGCGAAATTGACTTTTAAGAAAAATAATATGATTACGATATACACAAGAAATTTTTAAGGAGAATAATGTGATTACAATATACACAAGAAAATCACCAGCATGTCCTTCATGCATTAATGCGAAAGCGTTAATGAACAACCGTGGAATTGATTATGAAGAGCAAGTGCTGGGGGATGATATCACTACTGCAAACTTCGCTATCATGTATCCAGGGCAACGGACTGTACCTTATATTATTAAGGATCTTGGAACAGATGAAGAACAGGTAATTGGTGATTACATGGCATTACAGAACTGGGTTTCTAAAACCAAATGGTAATTACCTAACATAAATAATTCCATATAATAAACAAGGAAAATATATTATGTGGAATTATCAAAACGAAGTCTTCGCCTTACCGGAAGACTTCAACCCTTCTAAGCCTGTTTATGTTGGCTTTGTATACATGATCACCAATAATTTAAACGGGAAGAAGTACATTGGAAAGAAATTTTTTGTATCAATTAAAAGAAAGCAAGTTAAAGGTAAAGGCAAACGTTATAAAGCTGTATCGGATTGGGAGAAATATTATGGATCATCTGAAAGATTCAGTGCAGACATTCAAGAACATGGGAAGGAAAACTTCTCACGAGTCATATTACACTTGTGCACTACCAAATCAGAGTGTGGGTACTTGGAAGCCAGAGAGCAATTTCTTCGTGATGCCATCATATCCGACGATTACTATAATGATTGGATCCAGTGCAAGGTCAGAAGGGCCCATCTCAATAAACATAAAGAGGCTTTGATTGAAAAAATAAACGTTGCTTTTTGATGTATTATGTGTGATAATAGTTATATGGGATAAATTAATTGGAGTAAATTATGATTTTGATTGACTTTAACGGAGCGATGATCGGCCAGATCATTTCTCAGAAAATGGATAAAGACATTGACGACTTACGAGTCTTTATACTTAATGAATTGCGAAAGTATAACCTCAAATTCCGTGAACATTATTCTACTTCTGATGATACACGAATGGTTGTTTGCCTTGAAGGCAGGTCTTGGAGAAAAGAAGTATTTCCACAATACAAGGCCAATCGAAAGGATGTGAAGAAGAAACCTAAGCTTGATTGGGAAAACGTATACTCTATGCTGAACCAGATCGTAGAAGAACTACGTGAAAATTCGCCATATATTTTTCTACAACATGAACGCGCTGAAGCCGATGATTGTATAGCCGCAATGGTTAAATATACTCAGGCCTTTGGACGTGGTAATCCTGTGATGATCGTATCATCAGATTCGGATTTCCAACAACTGCAGCGATTCAAGAATGTCCAACAATACTCTGTTCTTAATAAGAAAATGATGGTTCCTGAAAATGGTCCTACCACATATCTTATTGAAAATATTATGCGTGGACAATCAAAAGATGGCATTCCAAATATCCACTCGCCTGACGATCAGTTTGTAGCTGAAAATTCGCCTCGTCAAAAATCTGTCAGTAAAGACTTAATTGCCAAAATTTCTGGTGTCATTCAATTTGACCTCGGAAAATTGGAAGACTTTCTTGATGATGCGCAGATTAAAAACTTTATACGTAATACAAAAATGATGGATCTTTGCGATCAGATTCCGAAAGATATTGTCGAAGATATCTACAAGGATTATGAAACGCAAAATTCAAACCGAACGGACAAGGGCAAATTAATGCCTTTCCTAATGGCCAACAGACATCGTCTATTGGTAGAATGTGTACAAGACTTTTTTTAAAAATTGGAGTTTATCATGGCAAAGCAAAAAAAGAATATGACTATATCTGAGATCCTGGCATTGGTATCTCATACACGAAAGAATGAAACTAAAAGTGAATTGCTGCGTGAATATAATAGCCTAGCATTAAGAGATATCTTAAAGGGTTCTTTTGATGATACTATTGAATGGGATCTACCGATTGGCGCTCCGCCTTTCGAAGCAGATGATGGTCCGGTTGGTCTACAGCCTGGCCAGATGGCTAAAGAGTGTGGTAAGTTAAAGTACTTTGTCAAAGGACATAAGTCAGGAGCTAACATCACTCGAATGAAAAAGGAAGCAATGTTTCAAAGTATGCTAGAGAATGTGCATGTTGATGATGCCGCTGTTCTAGTAGCAATGAAAGACAAGGAGTTAAATAAATTGTATAAGGGAATTACAAAAAGGCTAGTTCAATCAACTTGGCCGAATCTGATTGAACTATAATATGTAATATATTCAGAGAGGTTGCGCGTAAATGAGTTCAAATAAAAATAAAAGGGAGTCATTGAGCTATACTGGTATGAGTACAAACCAAATAGAACGTTTGCGTAAAGATTCGCGGGAATTGGGTCATTATATAAAACGTCTTGAAAAGAAAAGCAAGTATGATAAGATCCATATCATGCGAACTAAACAACAACTCATTGATGATTCTATTGATGAGTTGGAGTTTAAATATCTTCTAACAGCATAAGGAAACAGCCAATGCCAGTTTATGTGTATGGGTGTAATAAATGTGGTCATTCTTTTGAAGAACTACATAAAATAGATGATCGTGCAATGCCGTGTGATAACCCTTGTCCTGAATGTACAGTGACGGGGGAAGTTGCTATTGTATTATCGGCGGCGGTATTTGGCGCGACTCACAAATCTACCAGACGGATAGCTGGCAAAGGTTGGGAAGAAGTATTGCGTGCTAAGAAAAAGGGCGCAGGTAAACGAACCACAATTAAGGATTAATATATGTCATCGATTGCTTTCCCAAAGAAGTTTAACATTTCACATTTAAAGACTATCAAGGCATTAACAGAAAACCAGAAAATCACATTAGATGCATTTCAAAACGGAGCGGCACCTTCAAATCTAGTCTTGTCGGGATCAGCTGGTACTGGTAAAACATTCTTGGCATTATACCTCGCAATGGAACAAGTATTAAATCGTGAAACCCCTTACGAAAAGGTAGTAATCGTTAGAACGGCAGTACCTACTAAGGACATGGGATTTATGCCGGGCACTAAAGAAGAGAAAGAAGCATTGTTTATGGCTCCATATAAACAGCTGTTTACTGTACTTTTTGGAATATATGAAACAGATCGTCTTTGGAGTGCATTGGAGATGGGTGGATTGGTTGAGTTTATGACCACATCATACATTCGCGGAGTTACAATTGATAACGCTGTTGTTGTTGTAGATGAATATCAAAATATGTCATATCACGAATTGGCATCCTGTATTACCAGACTTGGAGAATATACAAAAGTAATTTTCGCAGGTGATACAAAACAGATTGACTTGGTCTCATATAAAGAGAATACCACGCATGCCGTTGATCATTTCAGATCTATCATTGACATGATGACTGGATTTACATGTGTGGACTTCACGCAAGCAGATTCGGTACGTTCGGGCCTAGTTCGTGACTTTTTAAGATGTGAGGAAATATACGCAAAAAAGGTATAGATTATGAAACAACATTATTTTAAAACTATAGGATATGAATTACCATATTCAAATTTGAAATCAATAACCACAGATTTGGGTCGTGTATATGAAACGCCAAAAGGTAAGTTAATATCCGTAACTACATGCCTGTCAATCTTATCTGAGGAAGCTATTAAACAGTGGAGGCAGAATGTAGGCGAGGCAGAAGCTAATCGAGTTTCAAGATTAGCTTCGGATCGTGGTTCTGCGGTACACCAGTTACTTGAAGACTTTGTACATGGCAAGGAAATACATCAAGAAAAGTCAATGCCTCCTGTATCGTCTTTGTTTAATAAGGTATCTGATGTGTTGGTTGAACATGTAGATAATGTTCGTGGCCAAGAGATTCCTCTTTATTCAGAATTCTTAGGACTTGCAGGCCGCGTTGATTTGATAGCCGAATGGGATGGTGAACTTGCTATTATCGATTACAAGACATCCAGCAAGCCAAAAATAGCAGAATGGTGTCATAGTTATTTTATGCAAGAAACCGCATATGCTATCATGTGGGAAGAACTTACAGGTGAACCTATCCGTAAGCTTGTAACCATAATTGGTGTTGATGGTGGTGATACACAGATTTTTATTGAAGACCGAAATACATGGGCTAAACCATTAATGGAAACAATTGAGAGGTACGTAAATGAAAAACTTTAGACAGCAAGATATGTCACGTTCTATTACAGGCGAACGCGAGCAGAAGGCATATACATACGTACCAATTGGATACTCTCACTCATTTTATTTGGTGGGTACTATCCAGCAAGCATCTGAATATACGGATTGGTTCCATGTAATCCGTACCGCAAGTCCAGAGGATACGGTCAATATCCATATCAATTCTGGCGGCGGTGACTTGTTTACTGCAATTCAGTTCTACCGAGTACTACAAGAAACACCAGCAAATATCGTCGTTCATGTAGAAGGCGAGTGCGCTTCAGCAGCGACAATCCCGTTGATGATGTCAGATTCAATTGAGATTGCTGATCACTCATCATTCATGTTCCACAATTATTCCGGTGGCGCGATCGGCAAAGGTGGGGAATTATATGACCAAGTATCGCATGATCGGATGTGGTCTACCAATCTTCTAACGTCATTATATAAAGACTTCTTGACAGAAAAGGAAATTAAAGAAATCCTTGACAATAAAGATATCTACATGGATGCTGATGAAGTTATTAAACGTTTAAAGGCGCGAGTTAAGAAACTAACGGCCGTACTAGATGAAGAAGTGCCTGAAGAAGTGCCGGAAATCGCTGTTCCGAATCCGGAAGACTTGTTCACGGAGGCATGGAATCGTAAGCATGGCGAAGATATAATGGATGTCTTAGAAGATTAAAGTCAAAAAAAAACCTGCTTTTGCGGGTTTTTTTATGCTTACCGGGTTGCCATGTCACTGAAAGTGTGTTATAATTATTATATTGAATCGGAACATACACAGGAAAATATATCATGACTAAATTAGATTATTATCAGCGCGAGTTGGATCAATCTGTTACAGACGTCAAAGAATTAAAATCACAATTAGGCGTCAATGACTATGAATCGGATTCGGAACTGCTTAATCAAATTGAAGCAGTCGAAGCATATAGTCGTCACCTTAAACTTCATATTGATGAAATTCACATGTACAATCTCCGTCATGCATAAGGAAAATATATCATGAAAATCAAACATATCGCCTTCATCGTACTAGTATCTATCGTAGCGTCTGTTGTACCTTTCTTCATCGGTTTGTCAATCGGTCAGGATATGGCATTGATGGATAATAGCTTCGTACAGGCGATCATCGGCCGTGTTGCAATTTGTTTCTAACCTGGAGAAATGACATGATGAGTTATAAAGTACAAGTATATGTAGAACATGGATATTATCAATATCCGGATACTTTCAAAAGAACTTAGGCTAAATGAAAATAAGTGTTGCCATGTCCCTAAAGGTGTGTTATAATATCTATATTGAATCGGAACATACACAGGAAAATATATCATGAATATCAAAAAAGAGAATGTATCATCAGACGTAGCTAAGTTCTTGGCTGCCAAAGGTAAGATCACACAAGTTCCATCTCGCAAAATCAAAATCAAACATCCGGCCAGAGGTTAAGAATATGATGAAGGAATTGGTAATGTTGGACAACGTATATCGCGCTTGTATCTCTGAAGCAAATGACCGTGCTGCAGAATTAGGCCGTGACCTAATCGGGTTCCGTAATAACACCCAACCTGAATATGTTGAATCACAAGAGAAGGCTATCAGAACCCTTCGCTCGAATGCGATGTATATTCTTGATGTAGCTGAAGGCTATGTTGAACTGGATATGGTTGAGATCAAAAGAATCCGCAACCAAATCTTTCCTGACGTATCTAAAACATTGGTGGGTTAAGTATGAAAGTATGGGAAGTGTTAACATTAACAAGTTATGAAGGTGTAAAGTCCAAATTCAAATTCATTGTTTCAGCTGAAACAGCGAATATCGCGTTGGATCTTGTGCGATATGATGGATTTGAAAATGAAAGAATTACTACAGATTCTATTGTAACGATGTGGGTTAGTGAAGACGAAGAAAGGTCTAAGTTACATGAATCTAAAAGTCCGATGATTTTGTCACAGCAATGTTTTACTCTAGAGGATTAATAATTGAGACAGTATCTTAACTTATTAGCTAAAGTGCAAGAGATGGGGATATATACTCCCGATCGAACTGGCACTGGCACATTTTCAATATTTGGTACTCAAATGAGGTTCGACCTTCAAGAAGGCTTTCCTTTACTAACTACCAAGAAGATGGCATTCAAATCCGTGGTATCGGAGCTACTGTGGTTCTTAGAAGGCTCCACTGACGAGAGACGTCTTGCAGAAATTCATTACGGAAAGCCTAGAAGTGAATTAACAGGCAAACGAACCATCTGGACAGATAATGCAGAGAACCAAGGCAGAGCTTTAGGTTACGCAGAAGGAATGCTTGGACCTATATATGGGTCGCAGTGGCGAGATTGGAACCAAAGTTTCGATGGCGGTGCAAATCTCGAACGTGAAGAGCGGGTGCAATTTGATCAAATTGCTAAATTGATTGAGGATATCAAGGTAAATCCTTATTCACGTAGACATATTTTATCTGCATGGAATGTATCTGATTTGCATTACATGGCTTTACCACCATGCCATGTACTATCTCAATTCTTCGTGCGTGATGGTAAATTGTCATGTCATTTATATCAACGATCTGCTGATATGTTTTTGGGTGTTCCATTTAACATCGCATCGTATGCTTTGTTGACTCATATGATTGCTCAATGTACAGGTCTCGATGTTGGTGAATTTATATGGAGTGGTGGAGATTGTCACATATATGAAAATCATTTAGAGGCAGTAAATGAGCAATTGGATCGCAAGCCATATGCTCCATGCTATCTAAGATTGAAAAATGGAGTCAAGAATATTGATGACTTCAAAATGAAGGATTTTGAATTAGCGGGATATGTACACTGGCCCGCAATTAAGGGTAAGATGGCGATCTAATCGCCTTACCCGGAAAAGACCCGTTTCCGCCATTTCAAAAGACCGTACGCAAATATCGCAATGAAAAGAGAAGGAATAATTCCTGTTCCAAACACTGGAGCTGGGCCAGCAAGGAAAACCGTATCCGTAATAGGTGGTTGCTCGGCAGTAGTTGTGGTGTCTGTGGTAGTAACTGTGGTAGTTGTTAATGTGGGATAATATACTGTTTCGATATATTCCTTACATGCTGCAGTAACCCACATACTTACTTCGTTGTAACAGGCCTGTGGCCAATCTTTAGTAGTTGCCATTTTTTTCCTCCGGATAAATATAAGTTAACTTTACATGTATTTATAGGCAAAAATGAAAGGATTCATACTTTTTATAGGATTAATAATAATTATGTTTGATAAAATTAAATTTAGATTGGCTGTATTATCCTTTCATTGGATCAACTTACACATGCCACGTAGCTACAAAGCAGACACTGCTGATGAACTTAAAGAAGATTTGAAGTATGCTCGAAGGCCTGCCTTATATTGCATGGTCCTAGTGGCTACGGCATTAGGATTGTTGGCTTTGGAGATTCTATTCATGGACGCATTATACGTCTTTTTTAAAGGTTTTTTCACTTAAATTGCAAAAACCTGTGGCCATGTCCCTGAAAGTGTGTTATAATTATTATATTGAATCGGAACATACACAGGAAAATATATTATGAAAATGCTTATCGAAACTCAGATCATGGAAAACTACGGCGCACATGCATGGGATGGCGAAGGCGAATGTCCGCAGCGTTGGAAAGCAAAAGGCGGCAACACGTATTACGTTGAAGGCATCTATGGTGATGAATTGGACTTTGGTCCAGAAATCTTCGCTGAAAACGAACACAAGTTCGTGGAGAACACTGAGTATTTCAACGAGTACGTACTCGGTTGGAAGATGGTCGCAGATGATTATCTGACAGATTTTGAAATCTTCATGAAAGAGCATGTGCGGGCAGCTGCCAAGCTTAAAGAAAAGATTCGAAATGAGGCATAGATCGATGCCAAAATTTAAAACACGTGAAGAATATACAAGATGGTGCATCTCAGTAGTTGATGAAATTTATTACTCAAGCATTGCAGGCAATAATGATAAAGTTCGGGAGATTATACATATCATTCAAGAAACCCTTCATGTTAGTGAAGGCGAAGACTTGTACGAAACGGACTTTTCAAATAGTATAAATAAAGGTACTAATGATTAAAAGGGCAATCTCATGTCAACTACTCTACTATCGGGTTTCTTAAAGGATGAAGCTACTGGCACTGAAACATCGCATATAGGTGATTATTCAATAACGCCAAGAACAATTTCATATACAGCACCAGCCGGTTACATCGCAATTATACAAAAGCTATCTATTGCAATAGAAGATATAGGTGCTCCCGATTCCGGTAAATATGGTAATGCATTAGTATTGACTAATGGCATAAGTATGGGTATCTCTGATGTTGATGGGCTAATAGGTAACCTTACAAATGGCACCCCTATTAAAACTAATGGCGATTATGTCAGATACGCGCAATCAGTTGAACCGATAAGCTTTGGCGCAGGTAACACGTTTGTCAAGGTATATCACCAATTCGAATCACCCATTATCTTAGAAGGCGATAGACAAGAAAAGATTTTCTTTGAGTTGGCGGATAATTTTACTGGCCTCGTTTCACACACATTCTATATCTCTGGTATTTTGGTCAAAAGAACCACGACAACAAGCAGGATGATATATGAACGTTACTTACACGCACTTGAATAAGGATTAAGCATGAAAATTAAATTGGATTGGTCTGTGTTGTCTGGTGAACAGGAATGGGAATTAAGGGATACAAACAATTCTGTATTATCACTGATGCGCGACAATTTGGAGTTGTATCGACATGGTATGTTGCAAGCTCAAAAAACTGGGCTTGATGATGAAAAACGTAAGTATGAATCTATATACTCAGATCTACTCAAGCTATATAAAGCCTATAAGAAAACAATTGAACAGGTAGTATAACATATGAAATTTCATGAATTACAAATGAGCCTCAAAGAATCCTCTTCAAAAAAAGAGGTATATTCAGCAGCCGATAGATGGTTTGGATATATCATGAATGGAAGTCTTGAAGATGCCATTCGTAAAGCACCTTTTTGGAAAGACAAAAATGTACAGGAATGGTTTCTTCTTAATGACCATTTAAAATCTCTTGATAAGGGATATGAATGGATTGTTGCGAGCGCTGCAAGACAGTGGATTAACCAAATGTATATTGGGGTTAATGATACTAACAAACAAATCTCAAAGATGTTTGAAGGTGCTGAATGGATTACAGGACGACAGGATCGTAAATTTGACGATAATGTTGATAAGCTTAAAGCCAATTGCGAAAAGGTTATTGGTGATTGGGCCAAAAAAGATGCTGAGCCAGTAGCAAAGATTCTTAAGAATCCAAAGTCTAAGGACGGGTTTTTGACTGACATTACTATTGCTGGCTACCTTCAACAATTCCAATCAGATGAAATTACATACAATCGAGAATTAAAAATGATCTGGGATAAGATTCAATTAACATTACCAAGAGTAGATGACATACTCCGTAATATGACATATAATAAACGTTCATCAAATCACGTTAAACTATAAGAAAGAGGCACCAACTATGAAATTTAAAGAACTAATGACCGACTTGAACGAAGCAGCTATTAATAAGACAGTGCTGAAATTCGTCACTGGCGATGACCTTGGATTGACAAAGAAGCAAGTTGTTGTAAAAGGCGCAAACCTTTTGATATACACTTCGTTCAATACTGGTGGTGAAAAGCGATTGAAATCATGGATTGCTGATTGGTCTTCTGATGGTACCTATGGTATGTTTATTGAAGAAGAGTTGGGTGTTAAGATCAAGGTTGTAAAATCTGGCTTGAATGATCACTCTAAGATTTTTTCAGGACCTGATGGCGGTGATGTCTGGGTTGAGCTATCATTTAGCTAGGAGATATAAATGCTTTCTTTCACCGATTATCTGAATGAATCATATATAGAAAATTTTATAAAGGAACTTGCAAATGAAAACATTCAGTCAATTTAGAGAAGGGTTTCTTGATGATCTTGTAGGTGATCTTGAAGGCTTTGTTCAGGATAAACCACAGGCCAAAGTACTGACAAACAAGTTTGCAGAGAAGATCAAGAAAAAGGCATTGTATGTTGGTGAGGTTCATCCCACTAACGCATTTCCTGAATGGATCAGAGGCGAGTCAGCTATCAAAGGTTACATGAAGGACTATGATATAAAGAAGCTTAATCTTCCTGGTATCATCAAATTGTTTGGTTTGCATAATGTTCGCCTTACAGAAAGTATTGTATTGAATATCGATATCGATGAAGTATACAATGTCCGCGAATGGGATCGAAATGTAATCCCGGGTTATGGCACTGGCACGAACACAGAAGATGAATTTGAAGCACTTAGAAAATCCATTGAAGATGATGGTATTCGTGATGCTGGAGTAATCAATATGACTCGTCTAAAAGACGGTGATATTGAAGTATACTTGGGAGAAGGCAATCATCGATTGGCAATTGCTAAGGCCTTGGGTATGAAGTACATGCCAATAACATTTAGATATCGATAGATTCCATTGAAATAAAAACCTGCTTTTGCGGGTTTTTTTATGCTTGCCGGGTTGACATTACCTCAATAGTGTGTTATAATTATTATATTGAATCGAAGGAGTATACTATGAAAGTAAATAAATTTAACTTACAATGGCAGATTACACGGCTTCAGGCACGCGAACTCAAAGACGTTGAGTTGAAGATTGTTCATGTAATTCAGTTCTTACAACATAACAAAAATGTACATAATTATGAGCGCGTAATGAACTGGTGTAAGATGACTGCTTTGGGTTATAAAAAATCTGGTAAGGATGCAAAGTTCGCACCAATGATTGAAACTTTGCTTGAATACAAAAAGTACTATATAAATAATGTCGAAGATACTGTAGAAGAGTGGGAACTTACTTCAACGGAGACTTTGGTGGCATTACAGAAAGATTTGAAGAAACGTACAAATAATTTTATGCATGGCGGTAAAATGCCAAAAGATCAAGAAGAATTTATGGCTAAGCTTGCAGTTGAAATTGGCCATCGTGTATTGACTGATGGCAGAACCCAAGAACTTGTAGAGGCACAATAATGGATGCGAAGCAGAGTGAACTATTAAGAAAGATGTCACGCCATGGTTTGACTGGCATTAATTTCAAGGCACTTTCAAATACATTGCTGAACGATATGAAAGGCTGGAAGATTGCAAAGAAGTCAAAGGAAGTGCCGGTCAATTATTTTAGATGGCCATCAGGTCCCAACTCTATACGGCCAATCACAACGGCATTGGCAAATACAGTTCTGAGTCCACAAGTCTCTGATATGAATTCTGTCGATAGTGGAAAGGCTGAAGGATACGTATTTGTAAGTGTTTTCAAAGGCAAAGAATATCAAGAAGAACTGCCATTACTCATTCAAGCTGTTACTGATCTAAAGCTTAAAGGTTATCATCTCAAATCAATGGATGATAAGACTGATGAAATCCGTGGACGTATAGGCATATGGGTTCAATGGACAGTAGATTCAAAAGTGACTGAAATTACAGCTCCTAATAGCCTAACATTCAATTGGCAGGGTACACAGGATCTTTCATCATTTTATAAGTGGGCTGAGGAAACTGACTTCTTTCGTGAGCTTGCCAAGATTCGTGGCGAAGCAGTTTTCGATCCAAATGCTCGTAAAGAGCGTGTAGCAAAGACAGGTCAGGTATTGGGAAAGTGTGCTATTTGCGATAGAGATCATGTCCTCAAAAATGGTAAGATGGTCAAGCATGGTTATCACAGACCTGGAATTGGATATCTGATAGGTGAATGCTTTGGTGTTGATTATCCGGATATTGGTACCTCCTCTGTTGCTATCAAACATTACATTCCTGAATTGGCTAATTTTGAGAAACGAACACAAAGACAAGTCAAAGAGTTGAAAAAGCAGATGGCCTATAAGGATCCTGCAGATATTACGATTCTTGTACCGAACTCATTATCTGGAAAATTTACACCAAAGAATGAGCGCGGCAATTCAATAAACCCAAATGATGATCATGATGATTGGAAGTATGGCGCGAAGAATATGTTGTATAGATTAGACCATGATTTGAAATCTGTAGCAGCTGATATCGTTTTGTTCAAGGCAAAACTTAAAAATTGGAAACCTAAGGATTTATAATTTATAACACACTTGACTAAAGGAAATTAAAAATGAAATTGAAATATATCGCAGTTTGCTTAGCAATTGCAGTAGGGACAATTGCAATTGTTGATACTTCGGTAGCAGCTGGCATTGTAGATTCAAAGCACAACTTACAAGCAAATTCATTGGCAGCTACCAAGTTTGACGGTACTACTGAGATTTGTGTATTCTGTCATACGCCTCACGGCTCAGCTTCTGAA